CGCCCATTGCATGCGCTGAGACATTTGAGCCTGAACTTGTTCGATCATACTCTAAAACTTTCCCCACAACCACACCTATCTCGTTCGTTGGGATTGCGAAACTCAAAGCCTTCGCTGAGGCCGTTGCGTACAAAATCCACAGTCATACCTTGCATGTAAACACAGCTTTTAGGGTCAATAAATATTTGACACCCATCACAGTCTACACACTGATCGTCAGGTCTTGGGGAATCTACAAATTCTAACACATACGCTAGGCCCGAGCATCCTGTGGTTTTGACACCAAGACGTATACCGGTTCCGTGTCCGCGACGTTGCAGTGTCTGCAAAATTTTACGAGATGCTGTTGGTGTTAGTGTTATCATGTTGGCAATTGTGTTGGCATACTCCTGGTTGGTCGTCGGTATTCCAGCTAGCAGAAAGATTGTCAAACCAATCTAGTGCTGCTTCTATACCAACTGTAGGAGCATGGTTATGTCCTACGTATTTAACCAACTCTTTGTTCCAGGCAGTAACTGTGGTATGAGATTGATATTCGGTAGGATTGAATCCGGTCCAGCAACAAGGATAAACGTGTCCGTCGGCGGCCATATAAACACTGCGTTCTCGGATGGCCCAGCATGCTATATTGACTTTTTTCTTGTCTAACAATGTTTTTTGTGCAATTTTTATTTCAATAAAGGATTTGTCTAGCTGATCAGGCCATTCCCAGTCAGACTTGATGGCAGCAACTTTTTGTCCCTTGCGATTATACACCGGACCGTTGTCACGTGCGGTGGGACGAACTTGAACTTCTGAAAAACCAATTTTTTTTGCAAGGACATATACTTCGGGCATCTGGTGTCGATTATGATCAAATTGATTGATACTCCAAATAGCATTTCCGCCTGCTGCAACAAAAGTTTCAGCGTTTTTTATGATGTTGTCAAAGTTGGTGTCTTGTCGATATAGTGTATGAGTATCACCTATGCCATCAATACCAAACAGCACAGTAACTCCGATGCTGCCCAGTGTGTACCAAAAGTCACGATCTCTTGCACTACCGTTGGTGTGAATACGAATATCCATGTTGTGACGACTGCGGCGCAGATACTTGATGATGTCTATGCTTTCGGGATTCATCACAAAATCTCCAAAATTGCCGTTGATTACTGTTTGATGTACTCGGCCCAGACGAGGTGGTATAAATGTTTTTTTAAAATCGGCCAGGCTTAGATTGGTCTCTGTGTAGCCTAGGTTGGCCGGGTATCCCTGAAAATTTCTTGGACAAAAAGGACATCTTGCATTGCACAGCGAACTCAGCTCAAGATGCAAGTGATTGATTTCATACTGCATACCTGGCAAGATACTCAGTGCGGCTGTGTTGAGTTGTTGTGCCGTTTGCGGTAGTCGTCTACTGCGGCTTTGATGGCGTCTTCAGCAAGGATGCTACAATGGATTTTGACTGGGGGCAGGGCGAGTTCTTCAGCAATTTGGCTATTTTTAAGAGCTGCGGCTTGGTCCAGCGTCTTGCCTTTAACCCACTCGGTAACAAGAGAGGAACTCGCGATCGCACTACCGCAACCGTAGGTTTTGAATCTAGCATCTGTAATAACTCCGTCTTGAACTCGAATTTGCAGTTTCATTACATCACCGCAGGCAGGTGCACCTACCATACCAGTACCCACGTCTAGATCGTTTTTGTCAAACGATCCTACGTTGCGGGGATTTTCGTAGTGGTCAACTACTTTTTCACTGTAGGCCATGACATTGGATCTCTCTAGTGTAGGTGCCGTTGTAGTTGCGAGTTTCACGCACCACATAACACTGGCGCTCAGGCAATGCCTGCGGATACTGATAGATTACAGTAGGCGGAATATACACAGGTTGACGAATCACTTGAGGTCTTGGCTGAGGTTGGCTATGATTGTCCAGTCGCTGCCACAGCAGAGTGCCCACGATACCAGCCAATGCACCCTGTTCACGGTCGCCCCAGGCCAGTACTGGTGTTGTAAACGAAAGTGCTACCACAGTTGTTGCAATAAATTTGATCATTTTAAAACTCCTATAGTGTATTATACACTATGAACTGGTTTAAGTCAACCAGTTATCGATCTCGCTTCATTGCCGATTTGGCTGCCGCGGCCACGATATCTTGTGCTTTGTTCACAGGCATTTTGACAGGTTCACCTGTTTCGGCACCTTTGAACATGATTTGGTTGGTGCTGGGGTCCAACGGTTCAAGTACACTGCTGAGTGGAGGTTGTCCCACAATTTCTTGAACGTTGTTTTTGTTTACATTGATGTCCAGGCTTTGCGCCAAGTTTACGAATGCATCTACACTGATTTGTTTTGGCGCACTGGTATCATCTGCGCGACCTGCAAGAAACTGCACCAGTCCCAACAATTGGTCAGGACTGGGTGTAGATGAGTCTCCAGCTACTTCAAATATTTTCATTATCTACGAGCACGGCCTAGAGCAGCACCAGCAGGTTCTGCAGCCATGTCAGCACCAGCTTCGGCGCCGATGGCATCTAGGTCATCCATGCCAGCTTCAGCGCCTAGTTCGGCTCCAGCTTCAGCGCCTAGTTCGGCTCCAGCGGCAGCACCGGCTTGGGCACCCATTGCAGCAGCATCGGGTGCAGCAGGAGCAGCAGTACCAGTTACCACGCCCAGGGCTTGGTCTAGTTGTTGCTTGGCAGCCTGCAGGTTTTGCATCAGACCGCTGAGTGCAGCACTAGCATCACCGTTGAACTGTGTGGCTTGGTCGATGCCCACTTGATTCTTGATAGAATCAACTAGAGCGGGCAACTCTTTGAATTGCAGTTCGCTAACGTCTTCCAACATGCCTTGCATCTTGTCAACCATGTCTTGTGCAGCCAACACCACTTGAGCCTGTTGTACTTCGCTTTCTTTCAGCATGCGATATGCACGGCGTAGACGACTTTCTTGTGCCATCATGGCAGCACCAGCCACCATTTTTTGTTCTTCAGGATTTAGTGTTTGTCCTGCCTGACTCTTCTTGAGTGCGGCCGCAAGTTTGGGATCTTTGGCGGCAGCGCCTGCCACAGCAGGTTTGGGCTGACCGGCGGCTGCAGGTTGCGGTGCAGCAACAGGAGGCATGTTTTCTTTTACTCGTTGAGCTAGAGCCTGCTCCAACATTACCAGTTTGAGATAACTGGGGTTTTGTTCGCTGGTGTGTCTAGACGATGTGCTACGATGCTCTCGGAGCAAGCCTTGCACACGAGTCAACAGATTTCGAGTTTGACTGCGGTTTAAGCTTTCAAACTTGATGTTGGTACCAAAGTAACTTTCAAATACTTTGGCGATTTGCTTTGTGGGACGCGGTGCGGCCAGGTCGTTCAGTTTCATTGGAGAATCCTCTTATTTGCCAATATTTAGCCGAATTAATACATTTCTCTAATTCATTGGTCAATGCATTATAGTACTCAACCTTGCTTTGTATCTTGGTTGTGACTGAATCATAAAAGTCTTGGCTGTGACTTCTTTCGGCTAGAGCCCGTCGGCATTGTATGTCCGCCGCTAGGCTGTGTTTTTTGTTGTCCAGCAAATGAATGCTGCGTGCTAGTGCGTGCTGGTTCAAGTGGTCGGCTACACACCAACTGATGGCACTGCGTTTGCTGCCAAAAGTTAAGGAATCTCTATTTTTGATATCGACTGCTACATGATCTGTATTGGGTATCACATGATACTTGCCAAATGCGTTATAGCCATTTTTGCCGTCAGGCACAATAAGTTTGCCAGCTAAACTCTGAATTTCTTTGGTAGCAAAACGTTCAAGTTTTTCGCTGCGAATCATTTGAATACGTATTGGGTCATCAACCACACCACTGTGGATACCAAGGCGCCGATTATGCCAATGCCCCATCCGATCAGTTGATCGTTGCGTTTTTCCGCCATCTTGCTTACTGTGGTTGCAATGCCAGAAATGTCTGTGTGAACTTGCACGATTTTGTCATCTACCGATTCCAGCCTGAGTTCCAGCATCTTGTAGCGTTCAGCACACAATTCAACGTGGGCTTCCAAACTCTTTTTTTCAATGTCAGTTGTGTCGACCATGTCAAATCTCCAATGACGTATTTATGGTATCAAACCAAATGTTTTGGTCAGATCCCTGAGTGATCAGCACCGAATGTTGAGTCTGAGTTTCGTTGAGTCCCACTATCATGGGCACACCCTCGCACTCGTTTACCAACACAGTAATGTCGTTTTCTTGTCCCAATTCACTGTATACCAAGCTAGATTCTACTTCAAATTCAAAACTCCAAACGCCGTTGCTGTGTCCCAAGCTGGTCACCGACATTGGCTGAGTTCGCAAACTAATCAATTGATTCAGCGTTTCCCAATTGCGCTGTTGATTTCTAGCATAGTTCCAGGTTCGTTGATCCTGAACTACACCGCCAGCACGATCGTTGAATGGCACCTGACTGGGCCTAAAATGACCAGTTACTCCAGTAGCACTGCAATCAAAAAAAGTTCTACATATGATTTTCATTCTACGGGTATTTAACGGCCAACAAAAAGCCCAGGATATTTCTACCCTGGGCTGTTGTTTAATCAACTAGTGATTAGGAAGTAGCCAGTTTGAAACCAACGCTAGCAGCACTGTTCAACTGGAAACCAGTGTAAGTGATGTTAGCAGCGGCCAAGAAAGCAGCAGCGTCAGCAAATGCACCTGTTGGGAACACGCCAAAGCTGATCAGTGTTCCGTCAACTTGATACATAGCCACTGTAGATGTTTGTTGAACAGCTTGAATAACGTTAGCAACGTATTCCTGTGTGTCTTGTTGTGCAGCAACTGATGTGTTAGCAGTTACGCTGAAGAAGTCCAGCTTGGGACCAGCAGGGTTTACTGGAGTAGCTGCGGTAGAAGCACCAGCTGCAACTGGACTACGAACGTCAATGGCGAATACTGGTTGTGCGTCGCCGTTTACTGGGGTAATGAATGCCATAATAAATTTCCTTTAAGTTAGTGGGCTTTAGCCCTACACTTATTTATGTCTTTGGCAAAAATCAAGCCTTTTGAGGATTGTTTTGCTGGCGATTTTGGGCAGCAAAAGCATTGGGATCAAAGCGATTTACTGCTTTGGCATAGCCTGCAGGGGTGGCCATTACCCAGCCCTCTTGTCCAGGATGCTCAAGATCGGCCTGCTTCAGAATATCCATCTTGATGTCATGCAACAACAAAAATGCAGTAAATGCAGCAGCAATAGCTTGTGTGTTTGATGTAGGGCTCTGCAGGTATTCCACTATGTTACGGAACTTTTGCGGTGTTACTTTGGTCTTGAGCCACTCGCCAAACTCTGGCAGCAGTGTTTGTGGATTCAAAGGTGTGCCTACCTTGGTATTGATATAGTCCACACACAGTTTGGCCAAGTCAGTGATCTTGTTGGCACGCAGTTCCACAGGGTTAAACAAGGTGTTGATTGCCTGGCCGCTGGAACGAACCAGTTGTTTTAATTGAGTGACTTTGGCAGAATCGGTAGCCAACGATTTTGGAGTAGCAGGACGTTCCAGCATGAGCCCAGGTACATCATTGAACTTGACTCCGCTCAAGGGCTGGCGTGCATCGCCAGCATCTGCATACATGCTGTGAATAGCAATACCTATGTTGCTGTTGCCAATTCGTTGTCCCAAGGAACTCTTAGCTGGAATCTTGTACTCAATAGTGTTGGGACGGAACACATAGTTGCCTGCTATCTCTGGAGGTGTTTGCATGTACAACAGATCTCCTTTGACATAGCCACGGAAGCCATCAGGCAATGCTGCTTCTAGTATTGGAAACAGTGTGGCATACAACTGAATTAAGTCAGATCTATCGCCTGATCGTTTGCTCTGTATATCAGCCATCATGCGCGGACTTGTTGCAAGACCATCATAGCCCTTGGCTTCAAATCCTGATCCGTCTGTGAGCACAAACTCACCTGTACTAGGTTTGCGGCCAAAAATCACAGCAGGTTTACCGTCCCACTTGGCGGTGGTTGTTGATGGCTGTTCTGTAGCATGCTTTACAATTTCTAGGGCATCAACAATACCTTGAGTGCCTTTACGAAACACTAGATCTTCCAGGTGTTCAATGCCCTTGGCTCTGCCGCCTACGCCGGCAGCTTCGGCTTCATACAGTTCATAGGGATTGTTGCGACC